CAGCAGATCATCCAGCCCTCCGCCGTCAATCCCCACCGTCACCACATCAGCACGACGCAGGATATCGTCCAGGCTGATACAACGGCCCTGCTGCTCCCAGAAATCCGCGCCCGCCCAGCGGTCAGAACGCAGGGCAAGACCGATTTCCACATTGGCGTGTTTTGACATGAAGCCACGAAATGCTTCCTCACCAGCCTCCCGGGCTTTACGGTACTCCCGGTACAGAAAAGCCTCATCCACCGAATAACCGAGATTCGGATTGACCATGGCGAGGTTTTCCATCAGCAGGTGAGCCCCGCTTTCCACCATTTCAGGAGGGTGTTCAAATATCACCGGCAGAAAGTGCGGATCATGAATTTTGCCGTCACGGACATCCCGGGCGTACTGCAGTTTCTGTCTGAACACCCCGGCAGGCGGTTCATTCGACTGGGTGGTTGTGTACACCACAAATCCTTCCGGACGGGAGGCAAGCCCGCCGATGGCTTCACGTAGCATGTCTTCCGCTTTGTACTGCTTGCCAAACAGCCACAGTTCATCAATCAGTGTCCCCACGGACTTGATACCGGACACCGTATTCGGATCGGCTGCCACCACCTTCAGGGTGGTGTCCGTCACCCGATGGGTGATGGTCCGGATATGTGTCTGCACCTGACAGAGGTCATCCAGATCATCGTCCCGTCGTACCATATCCCTGGCAGGGTTGAAGGCGTTAGCCGCCACCTCCACGGTCGGGGCCAGAATGGTGTAGCCCGCCGCCTGCCGCCAGTTCAGTAACAGCGCCGTCATCATGATCCCCGCGGCCAGCGTGGACTTACTGTTTTTCTTGGGGATAAGGATAAACACTTCCTTGATATGGCGTACACCGGTCTGCGCATCATAGGAGCCAAACAGGGCCGCCACCAGGTCAAACACCCACGGTGCGCAGGACTCCCCGAACGTCGGGCTACCCGGTGCATCCACAATCCGCAGTTGTTTAAAAATCGCCAGTGCATGTGCAGCCTGGTCCGGATAAATCGGAGCCGGAATAATCGACAGCCCCTTTTTCAGGCGCTCTGCCCAGTCCGGGCAGGCTGTGCTCCATACAGGTATCATCCGTTGCCCTCATTATCGTTATTCACCACCAGTCGGGGTGGCGGTGGCACCGCAAAACGGTTAGCCGCTTTTTTCGCGGCATCACCTTTTGCCGATTTTTTACCGGCATCCCCTTTTTTATGGTGCGTGAACTGCGCCAGACGCCAGGCCGCATCCAGTGCCAGTTTCGGATCAATGCAGAGGTTTTCCACCAGGATCCGCCCCATGGCTTTCACCGGATCGGGAAGACCATCCTCCATATATTCAATACCAGGAGACATCACCGCGGACGGTGGCATCTCCGGATTGTTTTCGTCCGGCTGTGGTATTGCAGCCGCCTCACGGCGACGGGGTTTATCCTCCTGCTCTGATTTTTTCTGCCGGTAAACAGGAACCTCATCCACCTCCACCGTCTCGCACTGTTTACGGGCTATAAACGCGAGCACCTCCGGATCTTTTGCCAGCTGCGAGCCTTTAACCCTGGCTGTCTTCGCCGAATAACCGGCGGCAATGGCTGACGCTGTTTTGTTTTTCCCGGACATGAGCGCCAGCGCAAATTTTCGTTTTTGCGTTGTCAGCACAGCCTCCTCCCGGGTCCAGAACGCACTCAGCCGGGTATGGTTCAGCCCATTTTTCCCGGCGTCTCATGCCGCAAATGTTAACTGCTGCCTGGTTAACATTTGCTGAAAAAGCCTGTTAACATTTTTTCCGCACAACAAACTGAATAATAAAGATAAAAACCGCAAAAATGCCCGGGCAGCCAGTTAACATGTTAACTGCCCTGAAACGGGAATTTTTTCTCTGCGTGAGAGGGGGCGCGGTGTCCAAAGCGATCGTTTTTTACGCCGGATGATACCCCCCCCGGGTTGGGTTACAGTCCGATGATGTCGTCCTCTCTGCCACTACCTCCGGACACCTCCGGCAGCGTCGGGTCCGGCATACCACTCGCCGCTTCACGAGCAGACTTTTGTCGATGGCATTCGGTACAGAGCGTCCAGAGATTCGTCTCCTCATTACCACCACCGAACTGAAGTGCAATTCGGTGATCGAGTTCACTGTCACAGAGGTCAACCACACGACCACAGAGACGGCACTGCCCGGCGTCCCTGAGCCAGATATGACGCTTGAGGGAAACACGTGCACTGCCACTGACACGACGCTGTTCACCCTTCAGAATATTCACCCGTCGGGTATTCAGTGTTTTGATTCTGCTCTGGAGTGTACGAAGCTCAGCCATGTAAAATCCCCGTCATATGGCAATCAGTAAAGGAAATAAATATGTCATCGAAAAACCGTACCCGCAGAACCACAACCCGCAATATCCGTTTCCCCAATCACATAATTGAACAGATCAACATCGCCCTTGAGCATAAAGGGTCCGGTAACTTTTCAGCGTGGGTTATTGAAGCCTGCAGGAGAAGGCTGGCAACAGATGCAACGCATCTGCGCCCGGCCAGCATGACAAATAACGAGAAATGAACGTTCGGTTTCTTCCACCATCGCACCGGACAGGCGACTATGAGGGGACAACGCCGCGCTCCGTTAACGCGGTAAACCCCGGTGTGTATCGTTTTTGATTATCCCCGCACACTCGCGCAGAGGAGTCTCCCTGTCGGGCTGCGGTCTCTGTTAATGCAGGAATACGGCGACAATACCGCGCATGGATAATAAGGTCGCTCAACACACTGGCTGTAATGCAGCGGATACCATGCGGCATTTAGCGGCATTCATCGTACACTCCACGGTTAGCTCTTCATTCGTGGCATTCACCTGAAAGGTCCGGGAGTGTAATTGCGTACATTTACCACTGAACGAACCTTCAACAAGAACACGACCACGCTGCAAAATACGGAACGGAATTGTTCCCTGAAAAGGTTCTACGGTTACCCGTAATTTCTTCATGTATCCTCCGGATAATAAAAAGCCAGCTTAGTGCACTGAGTGCGGATATATTCCTGCGCCCCTTCCAGCTGCTTCTGCATTGTCATCAACCGTTCTCTGAGGATGAAATAATCCCGTTCAGCGGTGTCTGCCAGTCGGGGGCCGGTTGCATTATCCACGCTGGAGGTGCCGGTGGCTTCACGCACGGTACCGGGGCAGGTGGCGTTGACCCGCAGGCGCTTACGACCAGCGGCAACATCAGCGCGCAGAGTTTCATTTTCAGCTCTCGCATCGGCTAATTCCTTCGTGTATCTGGCATCAAGCGCAGCGACATCTCGCTGGCGCTGCTGCATGTCAGTAATAGTGGCATTCGCCAGTTTCAGCTCACTGACTTTTTTATCGCGCTGCGCTTTGTAGGTGATGGCGTTATCGCGGTAATGATTCAGCCCCAGACTAAGCACACCACAGGCTACCAGCAGGACAATAATCACCACACACAGAACACGGTTCATATCACCACCAACGGATTGCCCAGACCAGAACAGCAATGGCCACAATACGAATGGCAAATGCCATTGCCCGAATAAGTTCAGCACTCATCTTTTTAAAGTTCACGATTTCAGCGCAATGACCAGTTTTGCCAGCCCATACAGCATCGGAGACACAGCAATACCAACAGCCACCCACTTAATAGCAAAAGCCAGCGCTCTGCTGATGTCATCAGTCACTGTCACCCCAGCAGCCCCGACGAAGACAACATCACCCAGGCGAAGGACAGAAAAAGAGCAACCAGCATTAGTGAAAATGAAATACCGACAATCACACACAGGACCTTTGCCGGCGTTATGAGTTTGTCTGACATAGCTACCCCTTAATTGCCACAATTAACTGGGATACTACCCATAAAAAAGGGATGCTCCAGACCAGCAAAAATTTCCAGTTTGGTAATTGACTAATCATGAGTCGCAACTCCCTAATCAGTTTGCTAAAATCAATCAAGGCAGCCTCCCATAGCTTACTGCCATAAAAACAAAACCCCGCTTGCTGCCAACAAACGGGGTTTTTACTTTTATTCACTTACATTTTGCCAGTTCGCAGGATTTCGTGTTATCCATCCGCCTTGGCCAACGTCATTTATTAGCAAAATATTCTGCTTATCTGTCGATTCCCCAGCACGCCAGCGCGCTCTCCTGGTCACGACGGGATACCTGACCGTAACAGTTATTTGAGCGAATACGGCAGTCCCTGCCACCGTCCTTAATCCACCAGCGAATCGCCTCACACGCTCCCCTGCGATCACCTGCATTAATTCGTTTATAAAACGTCGACGGAAAACACTTACCGGGGCCAATGTTGTACGGACAGAATGACGCGATCCCCGCTTTCTGGGGTTCACTCAATGGCACTCTGATGTTTTTCTCCACCCATGCCAGCGCCTTATCACGCTCAATGGCGTTAACCCGGTCGCATTTTTCCTTCGACAACTTCATGCCAGGAACGACAGGTTTGCCATCCACCAGGATGGCACCGCGGCAGATGGTCCAGATACCCGCGCCATCACGGTATGCCGTGGTGTGGTTACCTTCCTTTTCATCCAGAAACTGGTCGAGAATGTCAGGCGCAGGCGCACCAGCGGCAATCAGCGCCAGAACGGCAGCCGACAGGCCGTATTTGATTTTGGTGTTCATGGATATTTATCAGGATTTATCGGTTTCTGCCCACGGACAGGTTTATCTGTTCCGGTCAGTGACTTAAGGTTGTGATTCCGGAGGAGTCTTCAGAGAACCAGTAATTATTCCCGGTAGCTTTCCTTTGTAGGTTATCCATACATTCTGCGCCTCTAAAATTACGGGGCGCTTTTCCGGCGACTGCTCATCCCCTTCACATAACCCGGCAGCAACATCCAGGAAGACCTGTCTGATGCTCCTTCTGGCTGCTGCCTCATAAAACTCCAGCGTGGCACCTTCAACACGGTCCAGCGAGATGTCCAGGTCAAAAATTTCACCGTCAAAGCGTTTTTTGTCCCGTAACGCTAAAGTTACCGT